AATACACTTTCATCTTCGTCTTCATCATAGATTACCTGCGGTTCATACATTTTATCTTTTTAAGATTTATTTTTTTAAATTAATATATCATATATGATATATCAAAATGCCATACACAAAAGGAGACAAAAAAGGTCAATTAAATATTAATGAGTTGCGTAGATTAGTTAATGCTCATAATGTGCTGATGGATATTAAACTACCAAAGGGTATGACACAAGAAGAAATAATAAAAGTTATTGAAAAAAATGGTTATTCAGTGAATCATTCAAAAATGGAATTAGTCCCAAGAGTTCAAATGAAGAGGCGTCCAAAAGTGGCAATGAAAAAAGCAAATGAAGTTTTACCAAAAAAATCTGCTGGTGATAAAGAAAAAGCAAAAAAGAAAAAGATGGAAAAGGAAAGAAAGATTAAAGCAGAAGGTATTAAACAAGGAGCATCTATACAAAGAGTATTCAGGAAGAAAAGATATTAACGTCAATAAGTAATAAATTATTATTAAAGTATCTTTTATCACCACCCCAACTACACATATATTTATATAAATTATGTTGATAAATTTTTATTTTTTCTTTATTATCTTGGTCATACTTTTTCTTTTTTTCTTTATTATTATCACGATACTTTTTACTATTTAATTTTAATTTTTCTTTATTTCTACCCATAGCATTGCGTTGATTAATATTATCAGTATTATCTAACCAATATTGCTCTCTTTCATCTCTCATATTTTCATCACACGGCTCTATCTCATATATGATATAGTCATTATTATCAATTATTTTATATGACCTACAATCTTTTTTACTTCTATGAACATATAATCTTTTATTAAGAGTCATTTTTGTTGAACCTATATATAACATATTTGTCTTATTACATTTAAGACCATATATGATTACCATTTTATAATATAACAAAGAAAAAGATTAAATATTTTTCAAATTTATTTTTTAATTTTAGTATAAACACTCATAGCAGTATTTAAACTATGTAGATTATTACCAGCATCTTTCTCCATTTCTTCAATTAAGTGTCCATATTTGTCGCTGTAAAAACATTTACGCAGTAGTGTTGTTGATACTTTCTTTTTTATGTATTGGTCTGAGAACTTTAAAAACAAATGGGATAATCCATTTTTACTTAATGGTGTCCCATCATTATTTTTTAATAAATATTCATTATATCCTCCGTTAATCTTAACATATTTTTTTATTAGTGTGATTGTTGGTTTATCAGTTATACTTATTGTAGCAGTTTTATCATCCTTATTTGTTTTATAATCATTTAATACTATACTTATATTATCTTTATTAACCACCATGTAGTTGTCAGGTAGATTTTCAGGCATCTTTCTGTAATAAAATACTTTTAAAAATGCTAAATCATTTCTCAGTGGGGCATTCACATGTATGTTAATTGCTACATAATACATAAGGAGGGCATAATTGTAGTTGCCCATATCTGCTTTTGTTTTTTTGAATAAATCCTTACCATTAATCTCCTTTTTAATAACTTTAATCATATTAAGTATCTCATCTTTTTGGACACAATTATCTGCTTGTTTCCCAGTATATTTATGTTCCTTATTACTACTATTATATTGTTCATTTAAATCATCTCTTTTTTTAATATAAGATTTTATGGCATCATCAATATCCACTCCGATGGTGCTAAACTTATCTTTATTACTCTCTAAAATAATAATTATACAATTATAATAGTTGCGTCTTGTTGTTAAACTATAACTACTAAGTTTATCATCTACCTTTTCTCCGTCTAAAACAAAATTTAAATTTAACTCCTTCGTAGGTTCAAGTTCATTTTGTAATTTACTGAAGTTTTGAATGTATTGTAATAAACTACTCTCTTTTAAATCTCTCTGATTAGTTTTCTTCCTGTAATCTATAATGCTGTCTGTAATCTCCTTCCTTGTCATAATAAGCATGGTATTATCCATATATTAGTTAATATAGATTATTTTTTAAATAACTTAAAATAAATTAAAAAAATATAGATTAATATAAATTTTCTATTTTTCTATAAAATTTATTATATCATTTATGATATATCTAATAATGTCTAATGAATCTAATAATGATAAGAATATGCCTGATGTTGTACCAGCGGTGGATGAAGTTGTATCTTTAAATGAAACTGATGATGATGATGCTATTGACCTTATGGATGGTGTAGGGTTAAAGAAACCTGAACATATTGAACCTGATGTAGTGTTTAAAGGTGAAGAGAAACCTAAGGTAAATGAAACGAAGGTAAATAAAAAAGTAAAAGTTGTTGTTGAGGAGACAGAGTCCCCCAATGGTGAAGAAGCAGAAGAAACACCTAACTTAGCAGTAATGCCTGATGAAGTAAAAGAGGATTTAATGGAACAGGGAATAAAACCAATGGAACAATCTGATATAAAAAAAGTTAAATATAATAAAAATGGAAAACCTAGAAAACCCATGACAAAAGATAGATTGGAGAAACTTGCCATAGCGAGACAAAAGGCATTAGAAACAAGACAGAGAAATAAAAAATTAAAAGAGGAAGCACAGAAAAAATTAAAGATAAAACAAATAGTAGATGATGATAATGTTGAGGTTCAGATTACAAAAAAGATTATTGGGAGCGAAGCACCCCAAAGGGATGATGAAGAGTCAGTCCCACCTACACCGACACCACAACGTAAGCAAAGCACACCTTCAGTTAAAAAATTAAGTAGAGAAGAAAAAGATAAAAAGATACAGGATGCTGTGGCAGAAGGTGTCAAAAAAGCATTAGAAGTTGAAAGATTAGAGAGAAAAAAGAGAAAAGAGGAGAAAAAGAGAAAAGCAGAAGAAGAAAAAGAAAAGTCAGAAAAGTTGAATAAGGACAAAATGATTAGTAATCAAATAAACAAATTAAATGATATTGATAATTTTTATGATAAATGTTTTAATTTTACATAATGTAAAAACATATTTTTTAATTTATAATATTGTTATATCATAAATGATATATTACATAATATTAAATAAAATGTCAGAAGTTAAACCTATTATCAAGATTCAGAATGATATGGCAGAAGTTTTAAAAGATATTAAGTTATTAAGACAAGAATTATCATATATCAAAACTAAACTAAATGATGTTATTGAAGATAAACCTGTGATAGTGAAAGATAAATCACAGACACAAGTTGCCACAGAAAAAGGATGGTTTTTCTAGCAATAAATTAACTTGCGTTTTATTTTTTTTTATATTTTATATTTTTTATTTTATATATCTTATATAATATATAATAAGATGGATGAACTTATGAAGCAGACACCAAAAGAAAAAGAACAATCTTTAAAAGTAAAGAAAACTTTAAAACTTCCTGTTGTAAGAAAAGTTAAAGACCCACCTATTGTAAAAACTAAACCATTACATCCACATTTACCGCAAACTGGTGGTGCTGGTGGTGGTGCTTTGGTTTTATTAGTTGCTCCAGTAAAATCAGGTAAATCAACCCTTATATCTAACCTTTTACTAAACCCTGACTTTTATGGTCAAGATTATTTTGATTATGTGAAAATAATGAGTAATACCATTATGAATGATGTCACCAGTAGATTTATAAGAAAGGCATTTGATGTGACTGACCATTATGATGAAGCAGAATTACAGGGATTAATAGATTTACAAGCATCATATGATAAAGAAGACCAACCTGAAATAGCATATATATGCGATGACCTTTTGGGGTCTGTACCAAGAAACTCTGTCCTTAATCATTTATGTGCTAGATTCAGGCATTATAATTTTAAAATTTTTGTCATATCCACTCAGAATTTTAAAGCAGTATCTACTATTACAAGACAGAACGCCACTAATGTTATTATTGGTAGTCCTTATCCTAATCAAAATGAATTACAGAAGATAGCAGATTCCTATGGAGATTTGGTAGGGGGTCAGCAAGCATTTTTAGATTTATATAAAACTGCTACACCTAATAAATATGACTTTTTACATCTTGATTTACAAGAAAACCCCATTCACGCTTATAGAAATTTTGAAGAGTTATTAATGGTTGGTGATAAATGGATTGTGGGGACGCATGATGATTATGATATAGTAGATATGAATAAAGATAGTGATGATGATGATGATATGGATGTAGATTTAAAAAAAAGTAAAATGAAAAAAGAAATTTAATATATCATATATGATATATAATAATGTCAGATGATAAACCTTTATATAAACCTTTTAAAAGTAAAGCAAAAAATAAAAAGTATAGTGTTTATGTAAAAAGTAAAAGTGGTGGTAAAAGATTGATACATTTTGGAGATAGTAGATATGGTCAGTATAAAGATAAACTTGGTAGTTATAAACATTTAGACCATAATGATAAAAAGAGACGTAAAGCATATTATTCAAGACACGGACCTGCTACGTCAAAAGATACAGCACGATACTGGTCCCATAAAATATTGTGGTGAATATGCTTAAAGTTCATTTTTTAATGTTTCTATATATATATCTCATTATACTTTTTTTAATGTTTAAGAATATATGCTTATATTTAAAGTTATAATATAATATAATAATATTAATGAGTAGTAATATGATGTATGAAGAACAAAAACAAAAATTTAGTGAAGATGAATTATTTGATAGAGATTATCAATTGTTTAGTAAATATATTACATTTAAGAATGAACAAGAACGGAGAGATACAAAACGCAACTTTAAAAATTATGATGATGATAAACTTATTAAAAAAATGTATAATACAATTTTAGATTTAATTGATACTTGTAATGAAAATGATAGATTGATAAGTATTAGAGATATGAGAATTAGAACATTAGAAAGTGCTTTATTAAAAGATAAAAGTAAATAATCTTGATATTTATATTTAATTGAAATCTTTATAATATATTATCCCCAATATAATAATATATTAACATTAAGCATATTTACATACATATTAATTTTTTTTAATTTATATTTTTATTATCATATATAACATATATGTTATATTATAATATGGACTTACAAGGCATTAATCAGGCAGTATTAGACCAAAATTCATTTGGAACAGAACTACAAAAACACAATGATGTTATTAGAGAACATAATCAAAAAGTTTTAGATACTTATAATCAAGCAGAGTCAAGTAGAAAAGAAAGTGCCGATGTAGATGATATATGGCATGGTGTTGCTGACCCTTTAAAAACTGGTTTTGGATTAATGACACTTGCCACTAATCTTGGTGAAGCAATAAATTATGAAAGAGGTGTATCAGGTTATGTAGCAGATACAACAAAGTCACGTGTCGGTAATATTAAACAAGGTTTATCACTTTTTACTGGTGAGGAAGAACCTGACCCTACTGGTGCTACACCATCAGCACCAGGAACATTAGAAAAACAAGCAAGATTAAATATATTTGGTGGAGGTCAAGATGGTCAAACTATATTTGAAAATTTGACTCCATCACAAAAGGGTAGTTTAGTCAGTAATTATGGACAACCTACACCCACTAAACTGGCACATTTAGAATCATTAAAAAATGCTAATACACAAGCAAATGGGGACTCAGCATCTTTATTAGGTAAAGTATTAACAGAACAACCACCTGGAGAACCACCACCAGCACCTAAACCTAATGTTCCTGTCACAGAAGGCGAAGCAAAATCATCTATACCCACATCATTAGAAGATGTAGCAGGACGTCTAGCAGGTGGTTTTGGATTAGGTGAAGAAAAAGCAGAAGCAGTAGGACAAATTGCTGGTAAGGTTAGTGGTGTGGCAAGTGGTTTATATGCTGGTTATGAAATGGCAACAGGAGAAGATAAGACAGGTTTAGAAAAAGCAAGTGGAGTATTAGAAGAGGTAGGTGCTGGTTTAGATGTATTAGGAAGTTTTGTTCCTGTATTAGAACCATTAGGAGCAATAGCAACTACAACTGGAAGTATATTAAGTGGCGTTGATGATTATATCCAAAGTGGAAAACAAGCAACAGAGAATCTAAAACAAAAAACTGAGGGAACACTTACAACTGATGTGGCACAAAGACAAACCACTGGTGCTGTGGGTGGTGCTACTAAAATGGCACAAGAACAAGTGGGAGGTAGTTATAGTTTTTAATACCATAGGTTAAACTTTGTTAATAATTATCATTGATTACCTTTGGTTATATTTTTTTATTTAATAATTTTTGTATCATAAATGTTATATATGTTATATTATAAATATGTCAGCAGTAAAAACATTTTGGACTTCCGATGAAAAGATTCCAATCAGTCAAACTTATGTCGCAGTACCAAGTGATAATAACCTTTCTTATTCCGCAGGACAGAAAGTGGTAATCTCTGTTCCACCTACTATTGAATACTTTAATCCTATCAATAGTTATTTAGAATTTGATGCTCTCATTAATCTACCAGCAGGTCAGAGTCCGACACGTCTCCAATTAGATAAACAACTAGGAGGTGGAGTTTTAATCAAAGATATTAGGATTGTGGCACAAGCAGGAGGTGGTGGAGCAGTTTTAGAGGAATTACAGGACATAAATGTATTAGCATCTCTTAAAGCAGATTATAGTGTAAATGATAATGAACGTCAGAAACGTGCCTTAACTACTGGAAGCACTATTCATAGTTTATACACTGAATCAGACCAGGCAAGTGATATTACTGATGGTAATAATCATCGTCATAATCCTTATTATGAAGTCCCTGAGGGTGATGCTGGTGTCACTTTACTATCTACTGGTGGAGCATCTAATTATTTTGGATTAGTAGATAATAACAAACCTCATAAGGCACGTCTCCAAGTTAAACTTGAAAGTGGTATATTTCAGAATCGCAAAATATTTCCCTGTAAAATGTTAGGGGGTCTCCATATAGAATTAATTTTAGAACAAAATAATAAAATTTTTAGACAATTAGATAATGTCCGCAGAAACTCTTATCAGAATCAGAACCCTATTTTTGGAGGTGGTAAAAATGCTAATGATGTTGATTTTGGTGATACTATCCCTGTCCACGATGGGACTGGTAATGATGCCACTGGTGTCCAGTTTATCCTCCTTGCTCCTTATAATGGTCAATGGGGTAATAATGGAGCATTAACAGAAGGTGCTTTGAATTGTCCATTTTGTCTTGGAGAAGCAATTGGATTTAGGGGGCATGGTTCAGAGATTACAGCAAATGATATTAGAATTGTTGGTGCTGATGGTAATGAACTTACACCTGTTATTAAAAAGATTACTTCTAATGCCACTGGTGTAATACTTGAATTAGTAGATAAAATTTTAATTAAGAATGGTGATACAGCAGTCACCTCTATTGGTGCTGGTGGAACTACAACCGAAGCAAATGTGGTTCATTTATACTCTAAATCAGTTGGTAAGGATGCCAGTTATGAACCTACTATTACTATTAGTGATGTTAATCTTATTTTAGAGAGAGTAGTTATGCCTGATGGTTATACTGCCAAGATGCTACAGATGATGAAGGAAGGTGGACAACTTACCTATGATTTTGTATCATTTACTAACTATAAACATTCACAACTAGCAACTGATAGAGTCGCAAATATTAGATTTGGATTAATGAATCAAAAAGGTAAATCTATTTTATGTATCCCAACTGATAGTTCAGTTTATACTACACAACAAAATTTAGATGGTGGTTTATTAAGTGCTGATGGCGATGGTTTTGATGTTGTACCAGGCAGTTTTACTTATCATTATGCTGGAACACAAAACACTGGTACAGTTGCCACCCCTACTTATGATAAAACTAAATATGGTGCTACAGAGGGTTTCCCAGTAGGTTTCCCTAATGATGAAAATTTTAGTGAGCGTAGTGGACTTGTAGGTATAGCAGATAATATTACAGATTATCAATTTTTCTATGACGGAAAATTAAATCCAAATAGACCAGTTAAATGCTCTAAAACATCCTCACTAACCTCAATAGACCAGCAATTACATGTGGAACAAGAAAAATCACTTTCATCCGCAGGAATCCCTGCCCTATCCTTTTACAACTTTCAAAAGAATTTTTTTATAGGTAGGTCATTCGCACTCGGTGATAATTCAGCAGATTTAAGAAACAAAGATTTTAACCTCCAAGTAAATTATAGAGAAAGTTTAGCACCTGAAAAACCTAAAATGTGGGAGTGTTTTGTAGCACATATTAGACGCATCGTTGTAAGAGGAGAGGACGTTATGGTTGAGGTTTAACGTAGTTTGCTGTGCTTAAAAATAATTTGATTTTTTAATATAAGTATAATAATACAATATAAATGATTATCATATATGGTCTTAAATGTAATAAGACAAATATGTTATATATAGGTTCAACTAAAAAATCATTAAGTAGAAGATTAAGTGGTCATAAAAATTATAAATGTCAAAAAAGATGGTGTGTATCCCATAAAATAATTAATAATAATGATTATATCATATATGAGATAGAACAATGTGAAGAAAATATGAGAGATATAAGAGAGCAATACTGGTTAGATAATACTGATAATATTAATAAATGTAAAGTTATTGGCAATAAAAAAGAATATATGAGAACTTATATTAATCCAAATATGACAAAAAAATACTGGTCAAATTTAAGAGTTTATCATAAATCTTGGGGAGGTGATATAAGATTTAATAATAATAATTTATTACTTATTGATATTAACCTTTTTCAGTAAATATAGATTGTAATTTTTTAATATAATTTTTATAAATTTTTATATATCATAAATGATATATGGTTAAAGTATTAGAACTATTCAGTGGCACTGGTTCAGTAGGTAAAGTATGTAAAACATTAGGTTGGGAAGTTGTAAGTGTTGATATGATACTACCAGCAGACCATCAATGTAATATATTAGATTTTGATTATAAACAATATAATAAAGATGAGTTTGATATTATATGGGCAAGTCCACCTTGTATTAATTATAGTGCTTATAAAAAATGGTGGTTTGGTAGAAAATTAAAAGATGGAACAATATATAGTAAAGAGCAAAATGATAAAGACCAAGATGAAGCAGATAAGTTAGTATTAAAAAGTTTTGAAATAATTGATTATTTTAATCCATCATTATGGTTTATGGAGAATCCAGCAACAGGTAGTTTAAAAGATAGAATTATTATGAAAAATAAACCTTTTTATGATGTAGATTATTGTATGTATAGTGATTGGGGATATAAAAAGAAAACAAGGATATGGACAAATAAAAAAGATTTTGAACCTTTATTATGTAATAAACAATGTGGTAATATGATAGGTGATAAACATAAAAATATATTGCCTGGTTGTGGGTCACAACATAATCAACCAAAAGATTTAAAACATTTAGGAAAGGGAACAAATAGAATTGATAGATATAGAGTGCCACCTGATTTAATTTATAGTTTATTTTTATTATAGCGTTTGAACATAGTTCAGAGCATACCTTTGGTTATAGCATGGTCTAATTATATTTTTTAAAATTTTATTTTTATTTATCATATATAACATATATGTTATATTATAAACAATGAGTTCAAATACATCACCATCAATGTCAAGCGGAGGTAATGCTTATCTTCACGTCACCCCAAGTAATGTTTTATCAACAGGTAAAATTTCATTTAAAAATGGTAATCCTGTTATTCAGTTTCTTATAGCACCACAAAATAGATATTTAATTGGTTCATCTGTCCGATTCAGTGGTCTAATCAAATTTTATGATAATAATGGTGTAGCAAGTGCTGGTTCAACCATTTCTATTAATCCACGTGTCGGACTATATGGTATGATTGACCAACTTACCCTTAAAGCAGGTTCAGGTCCTGCCACAGGTCAAACATTAGAAAATATTAGACATTATCCACGTATGATTTCATCCTACCTATCCAGCACTTCATCGTTAGTTGATAATCAGGCATCTCTACAAGAAAAAGCACTTACAAATGTAAATTTTGAATTACAAAACATTGGTGTCACTTATCAAAACTCAGCACAAGGTAATAGTTTTTGTTTGCCTTTACCATGCGGTATGTTTAATGGACAGAACCCAATACCGCTTTGGATGACTGGGGGAATTTTGGTAGAAGTTTCATTAAGTCCTGATAATAACTTTTTATTTGCTGAAGGTGGTACAACCACAGATATTACAGAGGCATATTATGAACTTGAAGATGTTAATCTATTATGTGAAACTATGGACCCACCACCTGCCGTAATGAACACTATTAATAGTGGGAAACCAATGTCATTTAATTACAATAGTATTCATAGTTATTTTACAACTCTTAATAGCACTAATGCTGTGGTCAATTTCAATCTTAATCTTAAAAATGTATTAGGTGTATTTGGTAATTTTATTGAAGCATCAAAGATTAACAATTTAGCATTTGATGGTATGGCAACGTTAGAACCTACTAACAAAACCCCTGCTGGTGCTGTATCGAGTGCCAAAGTTCAAAAAATTATTTGGACTAGGGGTGGTATGAAGTATCCTTATACTTATGACCAAAATATGCTCCAAAAGAATAATAATAATAATAAATTTGTTGACCCACAGGTATTAAGAGGATATTTAAATGCTGTTAGTCAATTTGCTGGTAGTCCAGGACGTATCCAGTGTTCCCCTGAGAATACTTATTATGATGGAGATGATATTGTTAAAGCAACCCAGTCCTATAACTTTCAGGGAGGTAAAGTATTTGGTATTGGTGTAGCACTGGACCAAATATCTGATGGAGGTGTAGATTATAGTTCAACTCCATTTGGAATAAATATGGACCTTGATTTAGGAACAAATAATCCAGTAGCATTTTATATGTTTGCCCACGCCAAGATGACTATGCTATTATCTTCACAAGGATTACAAATTGTATCTTAACCGATAGGTAATCTATGATAAATTATCACTAACCACAGGTTTATTTCATTTAATTATATTTTTTAAAATTTTATTTTTATATGTCATATATGTTATATATGTTATATTATATAAAATGTCTAACGCCATACCTGAACTTATCAAAATAGGAAGCATTCAAACTAACTTAACGCAAGATATAGAAACATCAATTCAAGAACCAGTTGTTGCTGATGAAAATACTATCCGTTTCTCTCTTCATAAAAGAGGTTTCATTCATTCAAACTCTAAACTGGTATTATGTTTAAAAAATAATGGTGAAAGTGACCATTTCCTCCCTCTTAATGTAGGTATTGGTTCATTAATCAAGAATGTAGCGTTCCGAATCGGTGATACTACAATTCAAGAGATTCAGGACTGGGGGGAACTACATGCTTATCGCAGTTTATTTGTCAGCAGTGAAGTTCAAAAAGAAAAAGAACAATTTTTATCTCAACGTTGTATTAGTTTAGGTGTAAATTATGAAACTGCCCCTGAAATTAATAGTAAGATACATCAAGTAGGAGAAGGTGAAACCATTAAACTTGTCCGCAGTGTATTTGGTGGTCTTCGTCTAGGTGGTGGAACTGGTGGAACATTTACTACACCTTTTCCAGGACGAACCCTTGAAGATGATAGTTATTATATGAAGGCATATCAAGATTTAAGTAATGAACCTACTTATCAAATCTCCTTACAGGACCTTATACCATTTTTCAAACTCAATCAATTACCAGCGTGGACTATCACAAGTGATATATATATTGATATTACTTTACAAGATGCTATTTATCGCACTTGTACATTAGAAGATGGACAAGCAGACAGCACTTTTGAAGTTAAGAAAGATGAAACTAAACTTATCATTGACCACATTTTTTATCCAGGTGATGTTATGGAAGCATGGGCAAATGCTAATAAAAAGGTTCAGTTTAGTTATTTTGATTACAGATTATCTAAAATGTCGCTTACTACTAATGAACTCACTACTGGTGTTGTCCGCAATCTAGGTGGAGCAGGACGTATCGTCACAAAAGTTATTGCTGGTTTATTTGATGAGAATCAAAATGACACTAAAAGGTCTCTTACTTTACTTAATAAATATGGTAGTGTATGTGCTTTAAGGACAAAAGATGCTGTTGCTGGAACTAATCAAGGAAGGGTCACAAGTAATCTTAAATTTAATGACCACTTTTTATATCCAGTAGATAGGGTATTGAGTAGTGTTCACTTTTATGACCTTACTCAGAGTGAAGGAGTGCCTCCATTTGTCACAAGAGATTATTATAGTGGTGAAAGTAGGACTACATCTGCTACAGCATTTAATCTTAGGTCGCAAATTGATTTTCTCAGAGGTCAGTTTTTCTTTCAAGCATGGCGACTCAATAGGAATGAACGCATCTCTTCACGAGGCATAGAGTTGTATCAAACATATAATATTATTACAGCACTAGCAGATGGAACATCTACATACACATTAAAAGCGTGGTTGGAAGTGCTTAAATATGCTGAATTAGAGGACGGAAAAATGACTTGCTACTTCGCATAAACCAAAGGTAATCTATGATAAACCAAAGGTAATCTATGATAAAAATATAGAAAAATAGAAAAAATTAGAACATAATTTTCTATAATTTATTTATTTTTTTTTAATTTACTAATATTAAAATTTATATATCATATATGATATATATTATGTCAGGTGGATATACCAATACAAGATTAGTGGATTGTAATCGGTTGAATAGTGAAGAGTATAAAAAAAAAGACACAGACAATAGCAGATGGACTTCAAAAGTAGGAAGTGGCATTCATTTAAGACCTGGTGATAAGGTTAGTATCCATAGTAGTTTTATAAGTGAATTAGGGTGTGGTAATGCTGATGTTATTGAAACCAACGGAGAATTATTAGGGACAAAAACATTTAATTATACCAATTTTTCAATACCAGGTAATACAACTTATCCTAATTATGATGCTGTAAATAATGGTAATTTTTTACCTAATAATGTTAAAAGTAGGACTGCCAGTAATGATGATGTACCAGTAAAAATTTATGATAATGCCTTAAATATTATATTATCTTATTATAAAACTGCCAACGGAGAACAACATATTCATTTGCCACGTAGATTTGATAGAAAACAACCAACAAAGTCAGGTGGTAATGGTTATACTGAATGGTTCCGTGCCCAAGAGTTTAGGTCAGAGGATAGTTATGAAAATGGACAAGCATTCGCTAAACCTGAATATGAAAACAGAGTATGGGCGGATTGGCATTTTTACAGACAACCTAATTATGGCATCAAACCTACTATTGAAGGACAACCTGTAAATAATCCATCATCTGCTTTTATTGAAGGTAGTGGGACATCTGCTAATTTGGTTCATACAACACCAGGACCCAAAGATGGTAGTAGTTTGCCTGGAACAAGTAGAGGTAAAGAATTTATAAGAGCAACAGATAATAGTAGATACACCATATATGTTATGAAGGATTCATTTTGGGACCAAAATGCTATTAATATAAATGATTTTCCATCTGAAATAGATGAACCTAATCAAATTATAGGTAAAAGAGATATAGCATTAGTAGATTATATTAAATACAAAGAATTAAAAAGTTATAAAATAAATGATGGTTTCAATAGTCCAGCAAATATAGGAACACAATTAACAGCAGAGTTAAATAATGTTAAAAAGACAACAACAAGAGATTTTTATGGTGGTGAGATTCCTATCACTGACCCTAGATTTGAAGATACACCACCTACTTTCCCTGATACACCTATAAGTATTGGTGGACCTGGACCTTATTTGCCTGAGTATAGCATGTCAATAGAAAGTGATACTTATAAATTAATTGATGCTTGTAATTGGTTTTCATTAAGTAATAGTTATTATAGTCAATTTTATAAAACAAATGGAACATCTGCTATTGAGAGTTCGGTTATATATTATAGTAGTTATAGTATGATAGGTGTAAAAAGACCTGAATTATTTGAAGCATTTAGAACACTTAATCCACCAAATTTCCCTGACTTTACACCTTATGAAGATGGTAATTATTTTACTATATATGGGTCACAGATTATAAATGCTGATGGCACATTAGAACCTATTGAAACAAGAATCAATCAAGTAATAGACCCTGCTAATCCAAATAGATATTTATATAATAAGGATAGTTTATTATTAACCAATATACCATACACTAATGCTAATTTATTATTACTAAAAAATATTTTTGATACACAAGCAAAATATCCTGAGTTATTTGATTATAAACCAAATAATAGAGTAAATATTAATAATAGTAGATTTGTTCATATGGATGTTATAAGTGATACATCAATAGGTTTAGGTTATGATGGATATGAAGAATATGATGATGGTGTCACAGAAACAATAGGAATGCCAAGTGCTTGTATATTTATATATTATGATAAAGATAATGCTGATACATTAACAGATGGCAGACATAATAATTTATCATTAGGTTTTGGTTATAAATATTATAATGATACAGAAGGTATAGATTGTATTGGTTTTTCATTAGAAAACATACAATTAACAAATACCAGTATATTTCCTGATGAGGTATATTTTGATGAAGGGCAGAGAAAAATAGGTTTTGATTGGCATTTTAATGCTTATGGAACCGCTTGTATTGTGCCTTATACTGGTATAACTGAAACAGATTGTGATAATAGGACATTTAATACTATATATAAACCAGCAGAACCACTTTATAGGGTTGATGTGGACGTAGCAAATTTTCATATTAATCCACATTATGATGCTGAACCTGGTATGGGTTCATCTATAATAGGAACAGGTATAAATATGTTAGATTTTTCATTTAGTATAAGACATATATATTGTGGTGCGATTGACCCTTTAATTAAATTTGACACTGCTACAAGTAGATTTCAAATAAGTCAATTACATACATCTGAATTATATGGTAATCAGTTTATTAATTCTGCCCCTGCTGGAATAGTAAGTGGTTGGCAAGGTTTATTAAAACCTAATGATGATAATGGTACAATTGCCACCAGTAATGTTTATAAAATAAATAAACATATTGAACCATTCCTTTATACACCTGATATAGCACCTTATTTTACAGAAGTAGAGTTTCCAAGTAGTAAAACTGGTGTCCAGTGGAATGCTAGTGCTAATGGAACAATAACAAATAATGGTGGTTATTTTGCTTATCCTGACACAAGTGAAGGTTTTTTACCTATGGCAGATAGTAGATTAAACCAATCTACACCTGTAGGACCTAATTTTAGATATAAAAATGAACAGACATTATTTACAATGGCAAATACTAAAATTAAATTATGGTCTATATTTGATGCGGAGAGTGGTGTAAGTATAGAGGATTTTGGTGTAGAAGAGGAATGGGTAAATAATAGTTTATTAGGTGTATTAGGTTATGAATATTCACAATTAGACAATACAAATAAAACTGGTAATTATCAAACAAGATTAACAAAAGATACAATGAATAATATAACACCAGTCACTACAAATGCCCTTATAACTCCGTTAGATACTAAACTATTAAATAAAAATATATGGGGAGGTGGCACACCTAATAATCCATCATTACCTTATAGTTGTATGAGTAATATTTATGGTGAAAAGAGAATATCAGAACAAAATGATTTAGGAACACCACCTTCCGCAGTGGCAACATCACAATATGGCACAATGAATTTTAATGTAGTAAGAGGTATGTTTAACAATGAAATCATCGTCACTCAGCAATCCGCAGTATTTACTGCTAATAAACTGCCACGTAAAATGTCTATACCATATTATTTAATATGTAGTAGTTTAATAGATGATAAATTTTATAATGGTAATACAGATGGTAATACTGCTAATATTATGGGAGTAGTAAATAGAGAAAATGGATTCGGTGATTATTATTTTGGAGGAGCATCAACAAATCAATTTACTATAACAGCACCTACAACTATTACAGAGATTACTACCCAAGTGCTTGACCCAAGAATGAGACCAGCAAGATTAAATGAGGATAGTTGTATCATATATGAGATACAAAGAGCAATGAATAATAATTTAGATATAGTATCTACATTAGATAAAAAACAAATAGAGAAAATATTT